GTTGTTAGTTTCATTTTTACTCCTCAATTGGGGCGGTTGCCTGTGTTCCACAGTCAGCACACTCCATATCTCTGAAATACATCCCAATAGTACCATCTAAATCGAAAGATACCTTGAGATTCCAAATGTAACATCCACAGATGCACACAGTGGTAGGTTCACCGCGTATGTCCATCGCCCTTGTATAATCTGGCTTTAATTGGTTTATATCTTTAGTCATCGTCTTCATCTTCCCACTCATCAGGGTCTACGTTTGGAAACGGATTGCCCCAGTCAGGGTGAGGTACGATAGGGTCGATGATACTCATTTTAACCTCTCAGCGATGTCAGAAACATCCATGTATTCAGGGTTAAAGTTCAACCAAAAGGCAGTGTTGCCTGATGGGTCTGCCTTACCATAACGGTTCTTTACTGGTGCTACTGCGATAAACCCAGGAGCATCAGAACCAACTGTACAGATAAGTGCAGGTAACTGTGCAACCATGCCCTGCAATGATGAGCGTGGCTGACACGGTGTACCTACGTAGGACTCCTTGGTATGATGGAGTACTACAACAGCAGCGTTAGTATCTCTTGCGAGGTACTTGAGTTCTTTCAGAGTAGAGCGCATATTTGCAAACTCTTCTCCGCCATCGTTAGCAATATCCATAAGGTTATCGATAACGATAAGAGTAGGTGAACATCCCCATAGTTCTTCAAACGCAGCCACCTCTTGGTCTAGATCATCTAGCGTAGGACTAGAATCAAAAGACCAAAAGATGTGCTGCGCGTGGTCATTAATGACCTTCCTTGAAGTCGAAACCTCAGTCTCAAGTAGAATCTCTACATCAGATTGAGTCTTGCCAGTTATCATAGATAACAAGCGCATTGCCATTGTGTGAGCATTGGTATCAGCACTGACATAAAGTGTTGGAACCTTTGCTCTCAATGCTATTGCTAAAGCAACGGAAGACTTGCCAGCACCAGGTGTACCAGCAATCATCGATATTTCGGCACGTCGAAACACGACTTTGTTTAGTTCAAAGGTGCGAAAGACAGTTGGTAGCGGTTCGCCACCTATGTCTTTGCTACCTACGGCGCGGGCAAGTGTTCTCATTGTTTAGAAAGTATTCCATTCTGCATCATTGCGACGAATAAAGACTGGCTCACACTGGTCTGGAGTTCCCTTTGGAGATGGGCACATATAGCCCTTCCAAGGTCCCTTAGCCCCTGAACCCTGTCGCTTTGTCATGACACCGTGGTGACATTTCTTGGCTTCTGGTCCAAGCGTATTGCCGGTAGTTTGTGTTGGATGTGCAGTATGGTCCACTTGCGCATTAGGATATACAGAACGGATGTTCTCTACTGCCTGTGATGCATTCTGAGGTGCACCTGCTAGTGATTGTGCCATCTGCTTAAGGAGTTCTTGTGACTCCTCAATGCCTACGGCATTTTCTAGAGCCTCGCAAAATGCTGCGTAGGTCTCTGATGCAACGACGAATATTCGTCCATCGTTGAGTTTGCTACTGACTTGGAAGTTACCAGTCATTTGTTTATCCCCTCTTCGTGTTCGAGTTTGAACCCTATGTTGTCCCATACATCTATCGCTTCATCAAGCGATCTAATGATAGGGACTATATCACTAATTAGCGTGTCCATTAACAAATTTGCAAGAAGATGTGATGCCACATCGACCACAGTTAGACAAGTTAGGTAAAAAGATTGTCTCCTTGCGTGCCTTGTCAAAGGTGTTGAGTATATCTTCTACTCGGTCTGAGTGCAGGTTGGTTAGGCTCCATAAGGAAACATAACCAGTACGTGCATCCCAGAAACCTGCCTTATCGACAGTAACCCCTTGCTTCTCAAGTGCCCACGCATAGACAGCGAGTTGCAAGGGATGCCTCTGGGATGACGCACCAGTCTTGATGTCGAGGAGCACCCGATTCCCCTCGAAGTCTACCATCACGCGGTCAATTGCCATCTTGACTGTAGCATCGTCAATTTCAATCTCGTACTCTTTTTCAACAAAGTCTTCATAGACTGACCAGCCGTTCATGCGGAACTTAGCCCAGTTCTCTAGCATCCAACGACCTTCGCCATACCACCACGACATATCTTCTTTCTTAGCAAACTGCCAAGTATTCATGTCGCCATTGATCTCTTCGTCTTCTTTTACTTGGTTGAACCAAGCATCATTCCAGACGGTATCAAGGTATGCCGAGTCAAGCGTTATGTTGCCTGCGTTGTCATAGTTTTCGGTAGCCTTATGTACGGCAGAGCCACCAGTAAACCACACTGCATGGGCTTCTTGCACGCCTTCGACTTTTTGCAAGTAGTATTTCCAGCCACACTCTTGCCAAGTGGTTAGACTGGAATAAGAAATATGCTTAGGTAATTCGTTCATGTAAGAACTATAACAGACCGACAACTACCCCGCTACCTGAAACGGGTTTCTTAAATGCTGTCTGAGCCAGATTTTAAGAAACGCCCCCCTACCCCCCATAGAAAACTATGGTGGTCAGGGGAGTGGAATCAGACATATGTCGTCACCGTCATTTGAAGTTTCCGCCCCACGGTTGCCCGCCCTACTATGGTACACTAAGAATCCAAACAATGGAGGGTCAAATGGTTGAAAAGAAGATTGGGAAGTTCTGGCTGGTTTATGGCAGGGTTCATGGTTTTGCTATTGGGTTCAGTATTCATCCATCCAGCCTAGATATCAACCTAGGGTTCTGGTTTATAGCATTAGAAAAACAATGGAGGAGTAATGGATATTGATGAAGATGATCTTTCTGAATGCACAAGATGCGAAAGCATGGTTGGTAGTGAAACACTAATACATCTGGCCGACTGGTCTGTATGTGAAAACTGTTGGGATGATATCTAATGGCTAGAGAATTTATTACTAAAGCCCACTACCCTACATACGACTGCGAACACGAGAACAAGACTCTTATCCCAGATAGTTATTGCTCTACCTGTGGTGACTACGATGACATCTGTGATGATTGTGACGAAAGGATTAACCACATATAATGGCTAGTTATGAAAAATCAGAAGCAGCAGTAACGCTTATGCAATTGCGTAAAGCAAAAGAAGAAGTAAAGCGATTAGAGGCTGAGTACCGTAAAGTATGCGAATGCAATGAGAGGATTTCTGGGGCTAAACCCATTTCAAAATCTCAGAAATGGGCATATGACAAGATATACAAAACATGTAAGTACCATGAGGTAAGGTACTATCACAATGGCTAGTTACGAATACAAATGTAAGAACGACTCAGAGGTCGTCATTGTCACCAGAGGCATGACAGATGATGAGATCATACCTTACTGCGATACCTGTAACGACCCTATGGTTAGGGTGTACAACCCTGCCCCAGTCAAGTTCAATGGCAAGGGTTTCTACTCAACAGGCGGATAAAACGACAAAAACCCCCCTCGCCCTAGTATAATCACTAAGGTAAGGGGGTTTCTCGTCTCTACGGGGCTGCTAGAGCCCTATATGAGGGTAATTACTTTGTCTTTCCGAACTCTGTTGCCTTAGGGTCAAGTGCCTTAAGCAATGGACCAGCCACGGCAGCAAGTGCTGCAGATGCTAGTGCCTTTGGCTCTGTGACTCCTGCTAGGTATAGAGCGATTACTGATGCGATGGCAGCGCGTAGATAAGTTGCTGCGATTGCCTCTAACTTCTTCTTGTTCATTTGTTCTCCTTCTTTGGTAGAGGCTTGACTGCTGCCTTTACTTTGTTGATAGTTGTTGGCTTACCCAACCAAGGGAACCAGTTGGAAGTGTCGTTTCCACAGTCATCCTTGATTGAAATATGAAGGTGCTTGTTGTGCTTATTGGAACCTGTGTATTCACGGTCTCCCTTTTCAGCACTCCAGATGCGACCCTTAAAAATTAGATACTTAACCCGCTTGTCAGACTTGAGTTGGGCATAGACCTCATGGCAGTTGATACCAAATGGTTCATCGTGAGTTAAGTCAACTGCATATCCTGTGTTATGATCTGAATCAGGATTCTGATTTATATGAGCAGCAGAAGGCAGGAGACCATCTGATGCTTTCTTTCTCTTTGGCTTTAGTGCTGTCGCCTGACGGAGAACAGCAATTGCAGCAGGTGTGGCTTTCTTGACTACAGGTTTCATTCATCTCTCCCCTTGTGTAACATCATCTGATATAGAATTTCTACTTTTTCTTCCAGTCTTGTGACGGAATCTTTCATTGAACTTCCAGAGTTCGGTTTAAGTTCATACAAGTAATGCTTAACTAACCAACGCACCGAGCCAGCAAACGCTGAAACAACTGCAATAACAGATACGATTAAGCCAGCCCAGTTCGCTGTATCCATTATAAGACAGTCCTAACTGTGATAGTAAGAAGACCGCCAAACCCATCAAACTGACCTGATGGTGGACTTTTACGATTGAAGTTTACACGTTCAATGATGGCTTGCACTCGTTCTCCTGTAGTAAAGTCTTGGACATTTACAATATCTCCAAGTTTTTCGATGTCTTCAATTGCTTGAATACGCTCCCACGCACGTCCTTCGTATCCAGTCTTTACGTTATATCTATCGGTTTCTACGTCATAGCACCATACAGGGAACTGAATCACCCGTTGACGTGCTGTAGCAGGTAGAGCCTTCACTTGATAACCCTTAAACACAGGGCCTTGGCTGGTACTGGTTGCACTACGTGAGAGCGTAAACTTGTATGACAGATACTCTTGTGGACCTTCTGGGTTGGTTGTAGCAGCCTCAGGAGTTCCTACTGCAGAGTTGTAGGTAATAATTGTGTATAGATTATTAGATGCATCGATAGCATAGATGTCCATAGCACCGTTAGTAAATTCACCACGGGCGCGGATTAACTTAAAGTTCTTTGGCTCAAGTGTTCCGTAGCGGATAGCACCAGTAGTGACATAACCTGTTGAACGCAACTGGCTTGTATTTTCACGATAGACGTGACCATTAGTTGCATTGTGGGCTGTGCAATAACCCAGTCTTGCTGATGTTCCAAAGAAGGCTACGCCAGTTGTATGGTGAGCAGTTGTCTGTGTGTACTGTAAGTCATTTGCATAGGCAAACCGTAATGGCTCATTCTCTACATTTTGACCAAGATCAATGCGGATAACTCCAGCATCAAGTGTTCCAACACCAGAGGCACACCATACGAAACGGTCACTAGCAGCAAAGTCATAGACTGGCTGAGATGATTCAAAGACTAAAGGACCGTAAGACAGCGAACCGTCTTGGTCATTAACAACTGCTACACGAGCACCCTTAGTTGTTCCTAGCATCATGTAACCAAGATAGTAGAATATACGCATGGTCATTTCGCCAGGTGGAAGTTCAGCAGCAACTACTGCTTGGTTCAATGCCGGAATCTGACCTGTTGAAGCAACTAATGTGTACTTATGTACAGATGAGTAGATGCCTGAGTTACCTGAGATATAAATGGCAGGACCAGAAGCAGTGATGCTTGTAGCAAGCCAGTTAGTATTAGGGTTTGTATAAACTGCTGTTGGAAGTGCAGTTGCATTAGTGGCAATTTCATAGGTAGCATTGTTTGCTACTAGGATAATACGGTCTTTTACAAACTCCATGCAAGCATGAGTAAGTGTAAGTCCAGGCTTATCAAACATAAGGACATCGCCAGAACCTGCTGCTCCAGTAAGAAGTTTCTTGTACATCTGTAACTTACCGCTACCAGCGGAATCGTTAGTTACCCAATAAGCATAAGTTCCATCATCGCAAATAGCAAATACTTTATCATTAGTGCCTGCATTGTAGTCAATAAAATGTACAAGAGTTCCGTCAGCCTCTATCTTATCAACATCATACTCATCATGCAAAAGAATTGCGTCTTTACTTGAGTAACGAATAGAGCGAAGATGTTGAGTAGGCTTACCGCTAGATAGTAAAGCACCTGTGGTGTTATGGTTCTCAATAACATCGTTAAGTAGTGTTATTTGTCCTTTAGTCCATACATTGACGCCTTGAGAATCGTTAAAACGATACTTAGTTGTCTCACCTGCTGATGGGTCATAGAAGTTAATGCCCTTGCCAACATGGAAAGATGACTGTGAACGAATCCACCAGCCAGTAAGTGATTGCTCTCCTGGCTCAGAACCATTATCAAACTGGTCTTTGCGGTATGGAGCAGTCTCACGCTGGTAAGGTTGTTGATCTGTAGGTGCTAAGAAGAAAGGCAAGCCACCGACGGCAACATCATAATCCTCAGCGTTGTTGGTCCAGAAACCAGAGGTTCCAGGATTACCAACGTTTAACGGTATATTTTCCGTAATATCTGGACTAGCCACGTTACTCCTTAATTATTCTGTAGGTATTACAATCCAACTTAATGTTGTTTCATCCCATTGATACTGAGGTTCTAAATAAAACTCTCGTTGTTCGGGTGTGTATGGATTAATAGGCGCTGCTACTGGTGCTTTCCATACACAGATATCTTCATCCAAAGTCCAAGAAGGATATGGTTGAGGTGCATAAAATGCGTCACGAATTGAATCATAAATAAAACCAGTGCTAGCAAAGTTTTTACGGAAATTTCTATTGTAAGATGCTTGAACCCAGTTACCACCAAAAAGTGATTGGCAAAATGCTATGCCTTTGGTTTCTGATTCATTACCATTTTCATCTAGCAATTCGTTATTATGTACAACAACAACTTGCTTAACTACATTATTTTCATCTAGTTCTGCAAAATGTGCCATTATAAAGTGATACTCCCGCTTCCCGTAAATTGATAAACATAGTTAGAACCTACTGTTGTTACGGTAGGACTTCCTGTAGTTGCTGTTGCAAGACCAGCAGATGTTGGGTATGAAAGAATTACAATACCCGAACTACCACCACTTGTTCTATATGGATTAGGGTCATTATTTACGTATGGTGCACCAACACCTCCGCCACCTCGATTAACTATAGGAACTCTATAATTATAAGAAGCCGCTGTATTACCAGGTAAACCTCCACCAAAATTATCTGTTTGAGTTGAAGTATGTTGAGTACCATAACCACTTGAACCTCCACCACCTCCGCGACCAATAGAAGTTCCAGTTATTGAACTATATCTACCATCTCCACCCATACCGCCTGTTGGGTAATAACCTGTTATACCATTTCCACCGTTTCCACCAGCACCACCACCAGCACCATTACCTATGCTGCTACCTGAGCCACCTGGTGCGGTAAAACCGCCATTTCCGCCTTGATAACCAGTACCACCATATGAAGCGTTGTATGAACCACCACCACAACCACCATTACTACCTATGGCTGTATTAGGGTACGGACTAGAACCACCACTACCGCCACCAAGTGCAGTTATTCCACCAAACACAGAATTATTTCCGTTTGGTGCATTAGAGGTACGAGAAGCGTTTGATACCAAAGCGGCGCTACCTGCGCCTACAGTAACAGTGTGTGTTGTTCCTTTATCTAGAACAATACTGCTTTCTACATATCCTCCACCGCCACCACCAGTACTGCCACCATCTCCACCACCTGCAAGAACAAGGTAATTAACTGTTATAGGTTGTGACAAAATTCCAGTCTTCCATACACCGCCAACTTTGACGGGCATGTCAGAAGCATTTTTCCATGCACCATTAATTTTAGTATAGACAGCAGATGCGGTCTTCCAGACTCCACCTATTTTTACACTTACAGGCATTACTCCCCCTTGTTAGGCTGTGTATTTAATCCAGACGTCTCCATCAGAACCACCTGACGGGTCAGAGGTTGACATATAAATATTGCGTACTGCACCACCTGTAGTAGTTGTATAAGCAACTGTAGTTGCACCAGCAGCATTAATAGAAAGACGGCGCTCACTTGCAGTGTTGCCATTTGATGCTAAATGTATAGCACCACCAGAATCAGTTCCAATAGTACTACCACCACTTACGTTTCTTACATATAAACTACTATTAACATTATCAGATAATGCCAAAGCAATTCCACCGTTAGAACCAACAGCATTAACTGCACCAGTAGTTGGAGGGGTTCCGCCAACTGTTACGTTGCCAGTAAATGTTGGAGATGCAGTAGGTGCCTTGGCATTTAACTGTGTCTGAATAGCAGAAGTTACACCATCAAGATATCCGATTTCTGTGTCGTTTACACCAGAAACAATTGCTTGCTTAGCGTTTAACTGTGTTTGAATAGCAGATGTAACCCCGTCTAAATAACCAAGTTCAGTTGAAGATACATTAGCATTTCCTGCTTGTTTAGCATTTAATTGAGTTTGGATATCAGAGGTTACTCCATCTAAATAGCCTAACTCTGTAGAAGATGTAGCAGATAAAGCATCAGCAGTATTGGCTAGGATGCGGGCTTTAGTCATTGGTTGCCGCCTCTAAGTCAATTAAATACTGAGCATACTCAGCATCATTCATTTCACGAATAACTTCTTCTTGAGTTGCTACATTAAATTCGTGTACATTAGGTCTAGTCATTAGTTTGCTCCAAAAAGATAAATAGATTTTCCTCCGCCAAAAGTTCCAGCGTAAGTATGTAGTAAAGTAATTGAGTTAACAACTGCAGTTCCTGGCCAACTACCATTATTCATGGGACGGCCACTACCTGAACTGTCAGAAGTAAATGAAAAATTTGAACTAAAATCTTTTGGTCCAGTAGAACTTGCATTATAAATATAGGCAATACCAGAAATTTGACCACTACTTGAACCAAAACCGCTTGCTAAGCAATATTTGTCACTTGGGCTAGAACCCGCACCCCAAGCGC